CCACATGTGCAGCGAATATAACGGCACCATCTATGCAGAAACACAAAAGCTGCCGCAATTATGTAAAGATGTTTGGGGATCAGAAAGTCTCACCAACGCACTTCGAGTATCTGATGGGGTACCCTATAGGTTGGACAGACTTAAATGTTTAGGCAATAGTGTAGTGCCTTATATACCACAAGTATTAGGTGAAGCATTATTTAAAATACATAAAAGATTTATGAGAACTCTTCATGATCAGATTAAGGAGTTTTATGATGCCTAAACGCACAGTAGTTTGTGATATAGAAACAGATGGACTACTGAGTAATGCCACACAGATATGGTGTATCGTATGCAAGGATTGGGATAGTGGTGAGATATTTAGCTGGATACCAGAGGATATCATGGACTTCCCAGCTTGGGCAGAGGACAACGTACACCATTGGATAGGACACAACTTTGTTGGTTATGATTTACGTGTACTTAAGAAGATCATGGGCTTACGTATCAGACCTAGTCGTGTGACAGATACTCTGCTACTATCCAGACTATATGATATCACCCTTAAGGGTGGTCATTCACTTGAGAATTGGGGTAAGATACTGAACTACCCCAAGCTACCCTTCAAAGACTTCAGTGAATACAATGAGAAAATGTTAGAGTATTGTATTAATGATGTAGAGTTAACATACAAGGTAGCTGTAGCACTAAAGTTCGGGGGCGAGGCAAACGACATCGAAGCCGTAACGATAGAACATCGTAGTCAGTACATCGTAGACAGCCAGTGTGAGTTCGGGTTCGCACTTGATGTACCGAAGGCTCATAAGTTACTCGCCCATCTCAAGAGCAAGGCTACACAATTAGAGGAGACTATACTGGCTGTAGCTCCTCCATTACCAGTACCACTACAGGTGATTGAACCAAGGTATACTAAGGATGGTAACTTATCCAAGGTTAATCTTAAATTTATGGGTACCACTGACTATACGAATGTAGCTGGCCCCTTCACTAGGCTGAAGTGGGAAGAGTTCAACCTTAACTCACCTAAACAGAAGGTGAAGAGGCTATCACCATACTGGTCACCTGTTATTCGTACAAAAGGTTATCGTAAACTACTTGATAAACAAAGAGACAAGACGATAACTCAAGAAGAGTTTAATGATAAAGCTCGGTATACATGGCAGCTATGCGAGGAGAATTTAGAAACAATTAATGATGATGCACCAGAGGAACTTAAACTCTTAGGTAAGTACGCTGTTGTATCAGCAAGAGCTAAAGAAGTAGAAGGCTGGTTCGATGCACTTGGTACAGATGATAGGGTTCACGGTACTGTCTTTTCAATTGGTGCCGTTACCCACCGCATGTCACATAACAGCCCTAACATGGCTAATATACCAGCGATAGGCTCCGCTTATGGAGAGGTGTGTCGTTCTTGCTTTACTATAGGAGATCCTGAGACTCATACCCTCTTGGGATGTGATGCTAGTGGTATTCAACTGCGTATCCTTGCTCACTATATGGATGATGATGACTACTCACATGAGGTAGTCAATGGTGATATACATACTAAGAACTTAGAAGCTATGGGAATTGATAAAGGAGAATGGAACGATGACAAAGGACAGTGGACAGCTAGAGACACAGCAAAGACTTTCATCTATGCATGGTTACTTGGTGCTGGTGATGAGAAGGTCGGACTTATTACAGGCGGAACTCCAGCAGATGGACGTAGAGTTAAAGAGACTTTCCTCTCTTCTCTCCCAGCACTTGCTAGACTTAAACAAAACGCCGCCAGTTCAGCTAGACTTGGAAGATTGGTTGGCCTCGACGGAAGGTACATCCCCATCAAGTCAGAACACTTCGCACTCTCCTGCTACTTACAGGGAGGAGAGTCTTGTGTAATGAAGTACGCTATGTTGCTATGGCATGAGTGGATACGCAAGCGTAAGCTTGATGCAAGACAAGTAGCTGTAGTACATGATGAGTTTCAAATTGAAGTACGAAAGGAACATGCCGATGAAGTAGGAGAACTTGTTAAACAATCAATCATCACAGCGGGGCAACACTTTAAGCTTAATGTCCCAATGGATGCAGAGTATAGAACCGGTGAAAACTGGGCGCAGACACATTAATTTGACAAGCGTAGTTGTATGTGTCATAATATTAGTACAAAGTAGATTAATCAACCAGCCAATAGGAGAATTAACATGGCTAAGCAATCAGCAATTATTGAAGCTACTCTTTACTGGGCCAACCTTACTACTAAGAACGAGATGTCCGGTAAGTATCAAGTAGACATGGCTAACCTTGATAAAGCGGCTATCAAAACTCTTGAATCAATGGGAGTTACAGTACGTACCGATCCACATAAGAACAAGGACTATGGTGATCGTGGTCAGTTCGTAACTGGTAAATCTAAATTCCCTATCAAGGTTATTTTTAAATCTGGAGTAGAGGAAGTTGATCCTGAAGTTATTGGTAACGGTACTAAAGCTAAGATTAAGTTCGTTACTTATGATTGGAAGTTTCAAGGTAAGAAGGGAGTAGGTATTGGTGTGAATAAGATACAGGTTACTGACCTTGTTAAGTATGAGGATGATGACGATGATGATTTGGATTTTGGTGACGACGATACCGATACTGATCTTGATGATGAGTTGAATGAAGAGTACGAAGCAGCTTAACTAAATGTTAGGGCCAAGGTTTTCGTTAGGGTATGCGGAATCCATTAGATATAATTAGCCTTGGGTGCCAGTGAAGAGGTGGTAGGCTGGCTCTATCATCAGGAGAAGAACAATGAAGAACATAGAAACATTAGTAGAAGATATCTACCAAGTAATAGATGATGGCTTTGAACCTACTATCGAAGCCGTAGAAGACTTAGTTGAAATTGTAGCTCATTCAGTAGTCAGGCAATTCTCACCTAAATACAGAGAAGATCGTAATACTCTACGTATGTCTAACATTGGTAAGCCTGTATGTCAGCTATGGCATGAGGCTAATGGCTCACCAAAGGAAAAGTTAGATGCTCATGTCCGTATTAAATTCTTATTCGGAGATATTATTGAAGCATTAATTATTTACCTAGCTAAAGAAGCTGGACATAAGGTGACTGATGAACAGAAGGAGGTAAAAGTTGACGGTATTACTGGACATATGGACTGCAAGATTGATGGTGTCACTGTTGATATTAAGAGTGCGTCTTCTTTTGCGTTTAAGAAGTTTAATGAGGGGACTCTGGCAGACGATGATCCCTTCGGGTACTTCGCGCAGATCAGTGGCTATGCAACTGCAGAAGGTGAACAAGAGGCTGGCTTCGTGGCTATGGATAAACAGTTAGGTAAACTAACATACATGCCAGTAATAGAAATGGATATACTTGATGTGCCTAAACGTATTAAACTATTAAAGGAGATTGTGAAACAAGATACACCACCAACACGCTGCTTTGATGCAGTACCTGACGGTAAGAGTGGTAACATGAAGTTGCCTGTAAATTGTTCTTACTGTACCTTTAAAGAAACTTGCTGGGCTGACGCTAACAATGGGGATGGTTTGCGTAAGTTCCTATACTCCAACGGGCCACGGTGGCTCACTGCTATTGAACGTATCCCTGATGTAAAGGAGGTAACTAATGACGGATGAAATAAATGAAGAACTTGGGGCTGAATGGAATGAAGCATTCACCTTTAAGTATAAGGCTGGTAATTCGGAGGTTGAATTTTCTCAAGCATGGCCCGGCGGAGCTTGTCTTACTGATTTAAATGGGCCAATTAAAATGTTCAAGAGCTTCTTGAATAGTGCTGGCTACTCATCCGATGTATCATTTAAAATTAATGGGAAGGATATCGGTTAATGAAATACAAAAGGATGAAGTCATGGGGTAAGTACCGTAGTGGTTTGGAGAAACGTATAGCTGAAGAGCTTAATCTAAGTGGTGTTAAGTTTAAGTACGAGACACTGAAGATTAGTTATACTAAGCCAGCTACTCCACACAAATATACTCCTGACTTCATCCTTCCTAATGGAATTATAATAGAAGCTAAAGGTTTATTCAGCAGTGCCGATAGGAAGAAACATATACTAGTCAAGGAACAACACCCTGACTTAGACATACGATTCGTATTTAGTAACTCTCGTAAGAAGTTATACAAAGGTAGTGATACTTTATACGCAGATTGGTGTAACCGTCATGGGTTTTTATTCGCAGATAAAGAGATACCTTCAGATTGGATAGGAGATTGACGATGCCTAAATTTGTAATGATGCTACCAAATAATGAAACTATTGATATGACTGAGGATATTCTCCAATCAAAAAGTGAGGAGGATGTTAAAGAAGTCTTAGTTAAAACTTTGAAGAAAGAGTATAAGGATAAAAAGGATGGTTAGAGTACAAGTTTTTTGTGAGCATTGCCACCATGAAACTATTGTGTATCATTTAGATTGGACACATGTAATTTGTTCTAATTGTAACTCAGAGGTTGAGAATAATCTGTATGAAGAAGAGGCTGTGTTAGATGGATCTATGACAAGGGCTAAAAGAAGGAGCTATCGCTAATGACAACTCATCTAGTTATACCAGATCAACACGCTCATCCTGATCATGGTAATGAAAGGTTTGAGTGGTTAGGTAAGTTGATCGTAGACCTACGTCCTGATGTTGTCATTAACTTAGGGGATATGGCAGACATGCCTAGCCTATGCAGTTATGATAAAGGAACTAAGGGCTTCGAAGGTAGACGCTACAAGAGTGACATTGAATCTGTTCTTGATGCACAAGAGCGTATGTTTACACCAATCAAAAAGGCTAAGAAGAAAAGGGCAAGGTATATATTTACCATTGGTAACCATGAAGAACGAATACTCAGAGCTATTAGTTCTGATGCTGTGTTAGATGGGACTATTGGTATCACTGACCTCTCACTTCCACAGTATGGGTGGGAAGTTGTAGACTTTCTTAAACCTATAGTTATTAATGACATAGCTTATAGTCACTTCTTCACTAGTGGTGTAATGGGCCGACCTATTGGTGGTGATAACCCAGCTAAGTCTCTGTTAAATAAGCAGCATATGTCCACTACCGCTGGTCATACTCACACCTTAGACTTTGCTAGTACTACAACAGCAGCTAGTAAACGTATCATGGGGTTAGTTGGTGGGTGTTACATTGATCATGAGAGTGGATGGAATAACCCTCAAAGTGAGGCGTTATGGTGGTCAGGAGTGATCATCAAACGTAATGTAGAAGGTGGGAGTTACGATCCACAATTTGTATCCATCAATGCTTTACGAAAGGAGTATAGCACAAAGAAGAGAGGTAAAGCTAATGCTAGGTCTAGAACCAAACGAGCTAAAGTTGCTCATCGCTGATAGGTATACTGGAGCAGAGATTATTGAACGTTTAGAAATTACAGCTGAAGAGGTACTTGACAATTTTTTCGAAGAGGTGTATAATAATGTATACAGATTTGATGAAATTGTTAATGACTTAGAGTTAACTCAAGAGGACTATGATAATGTCTACACCCAAACAGCAACGGAAAAGGAATACACGTAGTGTTATCGCTCATGATCTCCATACTCCTAAGTACGCTAAGCGTATTGTAGGAGATAAGAAGAACGTATACAATAGAGCCAAGGAGAAGCAATATATTAGACATGTACAACAAGAGCAACGATAAAGACTTAGTATTTTTTAATCCAGATATACTAGTCAATAGACTTGATTTACTCATACGTTTAATACGTGAAGCAGATAAGACTGAACGTGATGAGCTACGTAATTTTCTAGTTACTGCATCAGCACTAACGATAGAAGCAATTCGCCAAGGCATGGAGGTAGATCATACAGATGAAATCCTGCACTAGAGAACAGAAAGTTAGTGAGTTTCATGAGGCAATGTCATTAGATATTGGTAGTCAACCTCGTGTTTCCCTCTTACAATTAAGAGCGAGGTTAATACTAGAGGAGGCACAGGAAACAGTAAAGGCTATGGAAACTTTAGAGATGGAACTCGAACGTGGTAAGAAAGGAACAAAGGAGCAGTGGGCAGACTTGTTAAAGGAACTCGCTGATTTGCAATATGTTTTATCAGGTACTCTCGTTAGTCTTTATCCCCTTTCTGGTGATTTTGATGCCGCTTTCAATCGGGTACACTTTTCTAATATGTCGAAGCTTGGCTCTAATGGTAGCCCGATACACCGTAAAGATGGTAAAGTTACTAAGGGGCCAAATTACAAAGCACCTACTCTTGGAGACTTAATTTATGTTTGATACATATGGACCACAGAACCCAGCATGTGATGCATTACATGCACAGAAATATAGGTTAGCTAATGAAGCGTTCAGTGAAGCTTGCGCGAGACAAACGGGCGCAATGGCCGATACCGAAGAACATAGACTTGCTTACAAAGACATCTTACTCAACCAAAGATTCATGCCAGCGGGTAGAGTACAAGCAGCAATGGGGAGTCCAAGAGATGTTACAGCATACAATTGTTTTGTGTCTGGTACGATTGAAGACTCAATGCAGAGCATCATGGCAAGGGCTACTGAAGCCGCTGAGACTATGCGTAGAGGTGGTGGAATTGGTTTTGACTTTAGTAGGATCAGGCCTAGCGGTGATCGTATTGTATCCCTTGACTCTGCTTCTAGTGGTCCTGTCTCTTTCATGGGTATCTATGACGCAGTATGTCAAACGATTATGTCAGCGGGGCATAGACGAGGAGCAATGATGGCGGTTCTGCGCGTAGACCATCCCGATATCGAAGAGTTCATAAGATCCAAACGTAATGATAACTCCCTTACTAACTTTAATATTTCAGTGGGTATCACAGATGAATTCATGGAATGTGTGAGGGACGAGAAGGTATTTACTTTAACCTTTGATGGCCAGCCTTACCGCACAGTAAATGCTAATGCATTGTGGGATGAGATCATGAGAAACAATTGGGATTGGGCTGAACCGGGGGTACTTTTCTTAGATCGTATTAACAATGAGAATAACTTGCAATACTGTGAGCCAATAGAAGCAACTAATCCATGTGGTGAACAGCCACTCCCTTCTTATGGGGCCTGTCTCCTTGGTTCTTTTAACCTAGTGAAGTACATAAGTAATACACGATTTAACTTTAGTCAATTCAAGGAGGACATCCCCCATGTTGTTCGCGCTATGGATAATGTTATTGATCGTACTAGTTACCCTTTGGGAGAACAGGAGGTTGAAGCAAAATCTAAACGTAGAATGGGGCTTGGTGTCACCGGTCTTGCTAACTGTCTTACTTTATGTGACTACCCTTATGGGAGTTCGGAGTCATTAAGGCTTACTCGTAAAATTCTTAAGACACTTATGTGTGAAGCTTACTCATCTAGTGCAGACTTAGCAGTAGAGAAAGGATCTTTCCCTGCTTATAGTTCTGAGGAATACTTGAGTAGTGGATACATTTCACGATTGCCTAATGATTTAAAGGATAAGATTAAACAGCAAGGTATTCGTAATTCTCACTTGACAAGTATCGCTCCTACTGGTACCATATCCTTTACAGCAGATAACATATCCAGTGGTATAGAACCGGTATTTCAATATGAGCTTGATCGTACAGTACAGACAGAGAATGGGCCACAGATTGTTCGCCTACGGGATTTCGTTTACGATAGGTTTGGACTCAAAGGTGAAACTACTGATGACCTCACCGTTGACGATCACCTTAATATGCAAATTGCTGTTCAACCTTTTATTGATTCGGCTGTATCAAAGACCATTAATGTCGGTAGTCAAGTTTCTTTTGAAGAGTTCAAGGAAATCTATACGAAGGCATGGAAAGGTAAACTTAAAGGAGTAACTACCTTTAGGTTAGATGGTAAGAGGTACGGTATACTAAATAAAATTGAGCCAGAAGAGGAAGGAGCCGCTTGTTTTATTGACCCTGATACAGGACAAAAGGAGTGCGGGTAATGTTGACAACATTCTTACTAACGTGGACAGCTATTAGTATAGCTACACTTGTTATCCATACTATTAAAATTTTATAGAAAGAGAGAATATGTTTACTTATTTACAGAGATGGTTTAAAGGCTATCGTACCGTAGGCTACACACCCTCAAAACATACGCTTCCGATTGATATGGAGTACACTATAGATGAGGGGTTAGATGCCAGAACTCTTGAGTGGCAGAGGGAGAGATGGAAAATAGATCCAGATCCTATTGTTGCCACGGTTGTAAAAAGGATGACTGAACGCTCAAGAGAAGGGATAAAGAAGTACGGTTGTACAATGGAAAGGACAGATATAACAACTTCTCAATGGATAGACCATACTATTGAAGAGTTATTAGATGCAGCCATGTATCTTGAGAGACTTAAACAAGATGTACTAGTACCACAGTCTACAAAAGAAAAGTAATCTATTTATTTTTTACCATCTTTGTAGGTTTTGACACCTTTAAGTACACCTTTAATTCCAAAGGAAGCAGCAAAGGCAACGTAAAGAAGTGTCCAATACTGCTCTGGTACATTTGTTTGTAAGATAATAAAGGCATCCGAAAGGCGCTCGACCATATCCATGTCACCAAAGACAGATGCAATAAACATAGCAACAAAGGGGCTGGTGATAACCACAGTTAAGAATTCATCTTTCCAACTATCACCACTATTCTGAGCCTGTATTTGATCCCATTGCTGGTCACCTTTAATGACAGCTACTTCTTGTTCGTGCTTAGCTTGAGCCTTCTCAGCCTTATTACCTAGGTACTGTTTACCAATGTCAAAGAGGCCTGAGATCACTGGTCCTAATATTGGAAGCATGTTAATCTCCTACTAATTTTTAATAACCTAACCAGTTACGTAGTGTCTTTAACGTTGTGTTAGGTCCAAAGTATTTCTTCTTTGATGGCCCTTTAGAGAACTCTTCTATAGCTGTAACACCCCCATTCTCATGGTACTCCCATTCGACACCATGCTCATCAAGGATACGACCTATCTGTGTCTCTTCAAACTTACGAGACAGGGGGCCACCTTGTACCTCTACTTCTTCTCTAGTTTTACCTTTAGTTTTACCACGAGCTAATCCTTTTACTTTATGTACAGCTTTAGGGAAGATAACAATCTGTTTAGACCTATCTGCAAAGTTTTCAAAAGCAATTGAATCGTACCCTTGTTCAATAAGTTTATCTCTATTCTTGATAGCCCACAATCTATCCTTATTATCCTTGACCATGTATGTCTTCTCAAGCTTACTGATATCTAAAGGTAATACATTCTGTCCAGCATTGATAGGTTTACCCTCGATGTCTAAACCTTTGGCAATCTCTTGACTATCTTCCTTAAAGACTTGTCCTTCTTTAGTTTCAAGCAGTCTCTTCTTTTGATCTTTAGTGCTTGGTACAATCTTACCTTTGATAGCCCGAAAGTTAGCGTACTCACCAGCTATCTTAGGCTCAATGGTGACATAAAACCCCGGACCTAGGAACATATCTTTAGGGTTAGAAAGTTCTTTATCGTACCTAGTAACAGACATCTCTTTACCTACTGTCCCATGGTATCCTTTAGTGGGCATGTTAGGTTGGAGAGCCTCATCAAGCTGCTTACCCACAGCTTTACCAGCTGACTTGATCTTCTGTGATCCCGGGACTAG